GCAGTCGCAGTCGCAGATACAACTGTGGCAGCTACTTTTATGGTAGGAGCAGGAGCAGGAGCAGGTGGTTTGGACGACTTGGACGACTTGGACGACTTGGACGACTTGGACGACTTGGACGACTTGGAAGATTTGGAACCAGATGGCGGGTTGACATTGACCGTTGGGGTGTGAGACGATAATACCGGCTTGACGACTACGACTACTGGAGCCGGAGCAGGAGGTGGAGGAGCACGGGCGCGAGGGGCTGGAGGAGGCGATAAACGCCTCAACAGCTTACGCCCCGATACGGGAACAGGATGCATCATCATATCATGTTTGTATCCATGGTCACTCTGGCTTTCGCGCCATTGTTCACTCTCGTAATCAACAATTTCGGATTTAGTTGCATTTACGGTCAATGACGCATTCAAATCGTGCGTCGCATTAGCATTATTATCAACATTGACAACAAGGCCGGTTTCGTTGTTGTTATTGTGATATAAAGAAACTGGAATTGCTAAACTTGTTCCGAGACTGCATAAAAAAAACGTAGTCGCAAGCAACCCGATATTTAAATTTGATTTGGTCATAGTGTAGTGTGCGGTTTATACCATAATATGTGAAAATATCTTTAACTGTTTTCTGATATATTATATCCCATTATATCCCATTATATCCAAAAACGGGCGATTCTTAAAATGTTTACATTTATTTAGATGACATTGCTAAACTTATTAAAAACTATAAAAATAAAACAATACAAATAAAACTAAAATTGATTGCAAAAAAGCGCTTAATGTTATTTTAGTTACATACATATATAGAGATATTTTGGCAGCCCATCAAACGTTCACACATTATATTAATTCACAGAATTATAAAGTAACTATGAGCACAAGGGACCGGCAACATCAATCGGATACGAGACGACCAGGCGCAGCTGATCCAAGCGGCACGTCAAAACAGAAACAATTGAACGAAATGGTTGAAATGTATATAGAGAATGTTCTGACTTCAAAGAAGAAATCACACGACTCGCTCGAAATGGAGGTGCGTTTTGGAACAGGTGGTGTGCGAGCTATAACTCATCGCGACCATGCGAATGTTATTGACCGACTATTATCCACTGGATTCAAAGCCACCAGCACTGGAAATTATCATTTGCGTATTAATTATGAAACTTTGCCCAGCGGCTCCGGTTCAGATGATGCGCCACCACGAACCTCCAATATTCGGTTCGAAATTGATGGAATGACCAATATTCAGAATTACTGTGCAACGGACGCTTTGGATCTGGCACATCTCAAATGCACGAAAAAAACAGATGCCAGAATCAACGACGCATACGTTAAACCTGTCAAGTTTGACGACTTCAATTTCAAGGTCAGTCTTCAAAATGAGAGAATTATGCGCCATGAGTCAGCAGAAATTGACTCCGCGATAAAGAATTGGCCTCAAATAAAAAAAACGTTTCGACACATGAAAAGAACATCATTTGCGCATCCAACGTCGCCAATACGGGTTGATATAAGCGTAGTAAAAGAGTCGAAACGACACCCGCCACCAAACACTTGGCGAATGGAGTCAACGTATACATTCGAACAAGCAAATGTATCCGAGTCTTCGCCGAAATACGAAATCGAGATTGAAATCGATAATTCTCGTGTTGGACCTGGAAAGTTTGTGGATAGTGGCGAAGCGCTCGCGTTTCTTTTGCGTCAAGCAATAAAACTTGTGCTTTCGGGTCTTCAGGGCACTAATTTCCCCGTTTCATATTACCCCGAAATTCAATCCGTATGCAACGACTACCATTACCTGCTACACCATTCTGACCCCGAATCGAAACGGCACCGTGGACGTGCGCGCGGTGGTCATGATGATGAAGATGATGAAGCTAACGCAGACGAACAACGAACGCTCCGTGTATTAGAATTGGCCGCAGGTGATTACAAAAACAAAGAAAATAAGCGCCTTACGACACGAGATTTCATTGGACCGTCATCCGTTACGTTGCAGCGATGCAATATTTCAAGCACATTCAGCAGAGACAGAGAAACCGGCATACCCAATATTCGATACAATTATACGGTTACAGATAAGGCCGATGGCCAAAGAAAAATGCTATTCATTAACCGACAGGGTCGAGTGTATTTGATTGACACGGCAATGAACGTTCAGTTCACGGGAATGATATGCAAGGACGATAAGTTGCATTGGACGTTGCTTGATGGCGAACATATATTGCATGATAGAGACGGCAATTTTATCAACTTATATGCCGCATTCGATATTTATTTCATACGTAAAACGGATATCAGACATCTGGCTTTTGCATTTCAGCATGACGACATGGTATCAAATTCTACAAAATTCAGGTTATATTACTTGAAAGAAGTTGTCATGGCGGATGTTGCGAACACGTTTCAATCCATCGTTCCCGTCTCCGAACATGGTTCGACTCCACCATTGCGAATGATTGCAAAAAGGTTTCGAGTCGCTGGTAAACGTGACCCGGGCGAAATATTCAACTGCTGCCAGGAAATTTTAACTCAAATTAACGACGGTGACGGTGGGTTTCCGTATCATACGGACGGACTTATATTTACTCCAGCGGATACCGGAGTTGGCATGTCGCGCGTCGGAGGCATAGCCCCACAAGAGCGAACTACGTGGCCATTATCTTTCAAATGGAAACCTATTGAACATAACACGATTGATTTCTTGATTACTACCGAAAAACGCGAAGACCGTCATGAAATTATTCATGAGAAGCCTGGTGTCACAATATGCGACGATTCGCCGGTAATTAAATATAAAACGTTGACCCTGCGCGTAGGATATTCAGTCGCCAGAGACGGTCAATTGAACCCGATGCAAACTGTGCTCGATGGTGCGATTGCGGATACAACTGCGCCACATCCCGATGACCCGCCTTCTGCAGCCGTTCCATTTTATCCCTCAATGCCACCCGATACCACCGCGCACATATGCAACATGGTTCTTCATAATGTGGATGGCGTATATCAGATGCGTGCAGAGTCCGGTGACATCTTCACGGACAAATCTGTGGTGGAATTTAGGTATGACATGAGCCGCGAACCTGGATTCAAGTGGGTACCGATAAAGGTTCGACACGATAAAACACTGGCTCGAGAGCTTGGCAATTCGTTTCGAGTTGCGAATGACAACTGGTTCTCTATTCATTATCCGGTAACAGAAGAAATGCTCGTATCAGAAGCGGCACTTGACACGACTGTCGACCCGGGTGTATATTATCAGAAAACTGCCGTATCCACACAGAGCGCGACCGGTAAACGACGACTGATTGATCTAACATCAAGTCAACCTCTTCGCGACTTTCACAACCTTTATGTTAAACGCGAGCTATTGTTCGGCGTATGCAGACCTGGAAAAACGCTTATTGACCTCGCAGTTGGAAAGGGTGGGGACATTCAGAAATGGATTGAAGCCAAACTTCACTTTGTATTTGGACTCGATGTATCTGAAGACAACATCATTAATTCGTATGACGGCGCATACGCGCGATGCGTAAAATATGCAGAAAAAACACCGCAGGATAAGGGCAGCGGTGACAACGTCCCGTTTATGGTATTTGCGAAGGGCGATAGCGGTAAATTGATACGGTCGCAATTATCACCTGATTCCGAAAATGCGTTTATTAGTGAAAAATCGCGACGAGGAGTAGCAGCATCAAAAGATACCAGCATGTACAAGGCAATTGCTGACACTGTATTCGGTGAAGGAAATCATGACCCAAAAATAGTGGGACGTAATCTAATGAAACACCGCGGCATTGGTCGAGATGGGTTCGACGTGTGCTCGGTTCAATTTGCCCTGCACTATTTCTGGAAGGATGTGGAAACCCTGCACACCTTCATGCGAAACGTTAGCGAGTGCACCAAAGAGGGCGGATATTTCGTAGGCACGTGTTTCGACGGCCGTCGAATGTTCGACATGCTACAAAAATACAGCGCGACATACCCTATGGTATTTGAGGACGACGCACCCCCCGATAAACGACGAGTCATATTGTCTGTAAGGAAAAATTATGACAATGCCGAATATCACGATGATGAAACGTCGATAGGATACGCGATTGACGTTTTCCAAGAATCAATCAATTCAACTCATACGGAATACCTTGTGAACATGGTATATTTAGAACGCATGATGCGCAATTATGGTTTCGTCTTGGTCCAACGCGATGTCGCAAAGCGTGACTTGCTTCTACCCAGTGGAATGGGATCATTTAGCGACTTATACGAAATGATGTGCGCGGACATGTCTTACAATATAAGGGGGCGTGAAGCTGAAATGACCGAAACACTTAAAACGATATCGTTCATGAACAATTACTTTGCATTTCAAAAGGTTCAGCAAGTCGACGCAAAACGAATTTCGGAGGCGTTCATAAAAAATAATGGGGTTGATTTGGCGGCGGCAGCAGCAGCGGCAGAGCAGCATGTGGCGTCAGGTTCAGATGTTACGCCGCCATCTGCTGCGGTAACGGAAAAGGCGCGAAAGAAGATTGATGGAGTCGAATATATGATGGATGGACACGGAAGACTGTTTAAACCGAGTGATATGAGCACATCAGTTGGTGAATTTAACGCACAGAGGAAGGAGATTAAATTTAACAGTGAAAGTCTCGCACAGGAACATCGAAGCCAAAAGGCTGCAGCTGCAGAGAAAAAAAGGCTTAAATTGGAAGCAGCCGTTTTGAAACAAGCCAAAGTTTCAGAATCAGACAACCCCAATGCAGCAGATGTAAAAGAAAAAAAAGATAAACCGCCGGCGAAACCAAGAAAGAAATTACCCTCACCCAGCGACGAAAACAAATGACCGACCAAATGTATCAAATGTAAATACATCGGTTCTCATTTTAGTAATTTGTCGAATTTGTAAATACAATCGTAGATATTATAGATATTATAGATATTATGGATATTATGGATATTATAGATATAATTTCATATTATAAATAAAATTAAATATTAATAAAAAATAGTTGTAGTATTATAATATATTTTTTACATTTTTCACCACGTCAATTTAATTACATTATTTACATTATTAAATGAAATCGCAAGAATTCTGGCTTTCCGATCCAACGGTTTTATTGCATAAAGACCATATCAGCGAATTGTGGCCCAAATCCGGCACAACACTGGAAACAAAATTGAATGCCGGGTCACGATTGGTTATCATTCTCTCAATTTTAGGTTATCTTTTCACGATGAACATCAGTTTTTTTATTATAGGATTCATTACTTTAGCCATTATCGGCGGTCTGTATAACATCAATAATTCGCATGCCAGTATAAGTGAAGCAGCTGCATCGCTT